ACCCGACAAACCAACATATCGCCATATTCTGGTTTACCAACTTCAAAGAAACCTGCTTTTTCGTAATTTTCAAGGTAAAGTGATGGATGGTCTTTATCTTCCCACCATGCATCTTTACGCTCGAAATCCTTCAGCTCTACGCCCAATTCACGACTATAAAAATCACGAATCAGTGCATAGCAATCTTGCCAACCGTGAAAATAACTACGCCCCACTAAGGGGGCGCTATAACCACAAGGTTCATAAACTTGAAAATCAAGATCCGGATACGAACAAATTACCCACGGCTTTTGATGTAATTCAATTTGAATCAGATCAAGTTCCGAAGCTTTTGTTGTTCCATCTGGATGAGAGTGCACATAAGCTAAGATTTCGCCTTGATCTTCAGCACTTGCCAAGTCTTCGGGATGTATTTCAAACTGATCAGATTGTTCAGCGATATTGCGACAAGGAATATATTGCTTTTCGACAATCACCCCACAGCTTTCAAGCGGGTAACATGCATCAGCATGGGCCATAATGGCTTTTTTAAGTTTTGCTGTTAGTTTCATAAGACCTCACAACATGCTTGAAGCTGGGAATCCGCCAAAGGGTAAAGGCTTGTTTTTACTAAATCGACATTCACAACCAGACAATCTGTATGAGCAACGATCTAAAGCAGGGTTGTCGGTTGGCTCATCTTTCTCGGTAAACATTGCAGCCCCGGTGTAACCACACTCTTCCCCGCGATATTCCCAACTACAATAAGAAGTAATTTGACGTACAGGAATTTTCAAACCTTCAAAATCAATTGGATTTGAAAGTTCAAAAGTAACCTGCTGGGCATTTTCCGATGTTTTCTGCTCTATAAACCAAGTTTGTTCTTTAGACTCATTCGATGCTGAAGGATTGCCTGCTGTGAAGTTTTCGGCATCTAGATATTTAGCCAAAGTAGTAATAACTTTTAGCTTTGCACCTGCAAAATCTTTAAATTGCAGACAATAAGCAGAAACAGCATGTTGAATGCCGTTAATGTTATTTGCCATTGTTAAAGTTGGCGCTGAAGCTTTACCAGTTGAACTCATTTCAAGGCCACTTACTTCGAGTGCCATTGGCTCAAAAACCTGACCTTGCCAGATAATATTGCGGTTCCAAACTTTTTGATCACCGGTATCAAAAATCTTTCCAATGCTGCCAGAGTCGGCACCGATCAATCCTTCAGATCCAATGGATGAGTAAATTTTTTCCCAATCTTGAAAAGAAATATGCCCGTGAAAACGCAAGATGCCAGCACCTAAGCTGCTGGCATCTAGTTCATACAAATGAATTAATCCATCAACATACAGCTTCTGGAAATCACTATTCAGGGTCATAAGTCACCTCGTCATAGATTGGATTTCCATCTTTGTCTAAGACTGGCACCTCGTCATAGATTGGATTTCCATCACTATCAACTGCTTGAACCCATTCAAAAACTGGCTCACCATTTTCATTAATGACTGGTTGATTCGACAAAATAGGCGTACCGTTTTGATCAGTTTGAATGTGAGTTACTGGCTTTTTATAATTCTTGCCATCCACAATTACAGCTTTTCCTTCATCATCAAATAAATCTTCGTATTTAGTGATATAGGTCAATTGCGGTGCATATTTTACTTGCTGGACCATACGCGGTTGTTTTTCAGTACGTGGAATTTTTCTGACGATTGTCTTCTTGATACTGTTTAAACGAATATCAATCCAGCGCGGCTCACCGTTTGCGTTATTTGGGATATCAATTGGTGCATCGAGATTCGCAACAATATCGCCCTCATCATTTAGCTTTTTCTTGAATGTCTTAATTTCAAGATCACCATTTTCCAATGTCTGATATTCAACTGCACAAATCTTATTGCCATGAGTGTCTGTAGGAATTTCAATCCACCAGCCTTCTTTAGCGAATCCAGAAGAACCTTTAACTAAATAATGACCAATACCCAACTTCTCAAAAGCAAGAGGTTGTTCAGCGGCTTCATCGTTAGGTTCAATTTTATCTGCAAATAGCTTAACAATCGGAGATGCTGACTTGATGAAACCATTTGCATCCACTGTTGTATTTTTTGACGACAAAATTTTACGCCACGGCTGAAACGTATTTACATTCCAGTTTACA